AGGGTTCGACTTCTTTGCTGAAGCCCAGTTGTTGGCCCACGTGGCTGTTGTCGTCGCCCACGTCGCGCGCGGCGCTCACGGTGTAGCTCAGCCCGCGCTGGGTGATAGTGCGCCGCAGCAAAGCCAGCAGGTTGTTGACCCCGCGCAGCACGAAGTCGCGCGGGTCGGCGCCGCCAGTGCCGGGGTCGGGCACGGTGAACTCGTTGGCGTTGCCGCCGCGGCGGAACTGGTGCCACTGGCCAGCCAGCCGAAAGCTGACCTGCTCGGTTTGCTGGGCACGGGTCTGAATAGCCCACGACCAGCCCGCACGGATGGTGATTTTTGCGTAACGTTCGCCAGCCATAACTACTTAGAAGGGAAGGGTAAACACGGCTGGGTCGAAGCGTAGGGCGGCCGTGGCGGGGGTAAAAAACTCGAAGTCGAAGCGGGTGCCGTACCAGGTGAGCGCCTCGCCCACTGGCCCCACGGCGTCGGCGTTGATGGAGCCCACTTCCCAGCGCACCTTGGGCTGGTCGCGGAACTTCTCCAGCACGGCGGCCAGCAGCTGCTCGCCGGTTTGTTCGGTGCGGTCGAGGGCCTCCCAGGCCTTGTCCTTGTCAAGTACCTCCTCCAGCACGAAGAAGGCCCCGCGGCGGTGGCGCTGGTAGTTGTCGCCCTTATTGTCTTGATAGGCAGTCTGCAGGCTTTCGAGCACCAGCACCTGTTCGCCCGCGCCCGGCTTGAGGTAGCGGCCGAGCAAGGTGGTTTGCATCTCGTAGAGGTCAACCTGCTTCTGCATGGGGTCGACCGAGACGATAATGCGGGCAAAGCGGGGCGCCTCGTCCTGGTGGCGAATGAGCTGGTGCGACTTGGCCAGGTTGTAGAACAAGCCCTCGTAAGTGGAGCTACGCATTGGATTACTTGGATTTAGGTTGAGCGGCTAATTCCTGCATTTCAGCTAGTAGCAGGCGTAGGGGCTGGCTGGCCGTTTGCTGCACGGCCCCGAAGGCGCCGCCCGATAGCTTGCGGAGCACGCGGCCCCAATCGGGCGCCTGCTTCGAGCTGGCGCCAGCATCCTCGTCGGCCGCCACGAACACGTCGGGAAACTCGTCGGCGAGCTGGGCGCGGCAGCCGCGGTACCAGGTGAGCACGGCCAGCTTCTCCAGCGCCGGCAGCGGGGCCACGCGCGGGGTGCGGGTTTCGAGCTGGTGCTCGTTGAAGGCCAAGCGCACGTCGCCGTTCCAGTCGGGCCGGTCGGGCGAGGCGTCGCGCCGGGCCGGGCGGTAGAGCACCGTCAGGAAGTTGTCGAGAAACTCCACCTTGCCTTGCAGGCAGTAGAGCACGAAGAAGGTGTCGGCGAACATGAACTCGCCGAAGAGCAGGTTGCGAAAGGACTCGCGGGGGCCGTGCCAGGTGGTGCGCCGCTCGGCCACGTGGCGGCCGGGGATGCGGATAGTGGGCAGCAGCTGGGCCGTGAGGCGGTGCTGCTCCGACTCGACCCACTCGCCCAGGTGCAGCAACTGGCCCAGAATCTCGGGGTGCAGGCTGGCGAGCTGGGGCGAGGGGAAGCCGCTGAGCAGGCTCAGTAGCCGTAGCTGGCGGCCGGGCTGCTGAGCCGAGTAAAGTTCGCGCAGCACGCGTAGGAGTTGCTTGCGCGTGAGCTCGTCCCAGGTGGAGGGCACTTTGCGGGTGATGGTGCCGATTTGCAGGGTTTCCATGCCCCGAAATTGCCGGCGCCTGCCACGGTAGAAAAGGACACAAAAAAGCCCCGGCTGGTGGGCCGGGGCTTTTTTAAAAGGATAGATTTTATAAGTCGGGGTCTAACTCGCGCACCCGCTGCTCAAGGGCCGCGATTACTTCCACGAGTTGGTATTCAAACTTGGCCAGTGGCACGAGCGGCTGCAAATTGTAGCGACCCAGGATTTCATACATCTCCACGTCATCAATGGCGATGGGCTCCACCAGCGGCGGCGGGACTTCCCGCTTAGCCTTCTGGCTGCCCTCCTCGGGCGCGTGGTCGCCAGCCTCGTCGGGCATAGGCGCGCGGCCGAAGCCGATGGGGGGCTGTTTTTTGGAGGCCATAGCAGCAGTCAGGCAAGCCGGGGTAATCGCTGCAAACGTCCAGAACCGAAGCCCTAAGCATGCGGGTCACGCTCCCGCTCTACACCCCGGCCGTTTTCTGACGGCCGAGGGCATCGGTTTTTTGATTTTACTGTGACGTTTGCCCTGCGAAGGTAAAGCAAAAAGGCCCGCCTGCACGAATGCAGGCGGGCCTCTAGCTGGGCTCAGCGCGACGGGGAGCTACTACTGCGATTCTACAGCGGGGCCTCTCGGCTGGCCACTCCATTCGCGCTGGCAGGGCAAAGGTATTGCTAGCACCTCACAGGCCAAGCAACTTAGGCCGGAATTTATACGCCAGCCCAGCGAGCAATAACAATAACAGTATGAGGCCACCAACTACTAGTTGCCACGTCGGGATACCGGTTCGGGTGGTGGCCCCAGCCGTGGCACCGGGCGACGTAGCCAGGGCGCCGCCGTTCTGGCCGGCCTTGGTGTTATCCTGGGCCTGGCCAGCGCCGCTGGCGACCGGGCCGGTGGGCTTGGTGAGGGCCGCGGCCGTAGTCGTATTGCCCGTGCCGCTCACCACCTGGAAGGTCACGGGGCCTTTGAACTTGACCTTGCCCGTGGGCAGCCCGGTCGCACGGGCGGCCGAGTCAAGCGGGCCGGCCGTGGCGGCGGGCACATCGTACTCGGTGGCGCAGCTGGTGGCCAGCAATAGGCCCAGAAAGAAAAAGAGGGCGCGTATCACGCTAATAGGTCGTTAAGCGTAGGCGCTGGGCCGTGAGGCCCTCACCAATGACTACGAGGTAAGTGCCCTTCACCAGGTCACGGAGGTCGAGGGTGCCGGCGTCATCGAGGCACTGCTGACGAGCTAGGCGGCCGGCCGCGTCGTAGAGCTGTACCGCGGTGCCGGCCGGCACCGTGATGCGCGCCTGGTCGCGGGCCGGGTTGGGGTAGACGCTCGCCGCGGCCGGCCGCACGGGTGCAACGCTGACGACCGGACTGTACTGCTGCCTACCCCCGACGTCTACTTGGCGCAGGCGGTAGTAGTGGGTGCGCAGTTGCGGCAGGCCATCGCGCACCTGGTAGTAGTTGGCCTGCGTGCTAGTGCCGTGGCCGGCCACGAAGTGCAACGACGAATACGCCAGGCCATCGGTCGACCGCTCCAGCCAAAACCCAAAGCAATTTTTTTCCGAGGCAGTCTGCCAGTTAATAGCCACACTATCAGCCTGCGCCTTGGCCGTGAAGCCAACCAGCTCCACTGGCAGCGGGGTGGGCACAGTTGGAAATAGCCAGTACACATGACTCGGTCCAGCCACCCAGTCCCGCTTCGCGCGGTCGAAAACGAACACGTCGGTTTGCACCAGGTAGCTACCAGGGCCAGGGAGTTGGATATCGCCGAGCAGGTAGCTGTCCTGGCCACCGCCAGGGCCTACGCCTTTCAGCGCACCGAAGAACTGCACGAGGCCGGTCGAGTAGCCAGGCCCGAAGCACTGCACCGTAAACGCCAGGCTGTCCTGCAGCACGGAGCTGGTGTTGCGGTAGGTCTGAAAAACCGACAGGGGCGTGGACTGAAATGGCCCAGTAAGGGCGCTGTTATGGTCGCTCACGTAGGGGCCGACCGTCAGGGTAGTGAGGTCGCCGGTGCCTTTGGCGTGAGCTGGTGGAGTCGCCAGCGCCAGGAGAGCCAGCAAGGGGAGCAGGAGTAAGCGAATGAAAATCATGTTAGTGCGTTCGCTAGAGGGTTAAACCAACGAGACGTTGAGCTGCTTGGCGATAGCCGCAATGGTCACGGCATTGGCCGCCAGGGCGCGGGCGTAGGCCGGGCGGTCGTCGCCGTTGGCCTCCGAGATGTAGGGCGAGGCGGCGATGGTCTTAGCATAGGCGGCCGGGTCGTGGGCGCAGGCGAAGGCTGCCTTGTACTTGCGCGAAATCAGGCTGGTGAAGTCGCAGAAGCTGGCCTCGTGGCTGGGATAGACCCGAAACCAGAGCTTGCTCACGCTGCTCTGGGTCTTGCTCATGCCATCCCAGTAGGCGTTTTTGCTGCCGGCGGCAATCATGCCGAAGTGGTTGCGGCGGGTGCGCACGCTGAACGAGGTGCCCCACTGGCCCTCGTGGGCCGCCTGGCTCAGGATGACCAGGGCGCTGAGGCCGACCTTGCGGCCAGCCGCCACAGCGGCGGCAGCGAAGTTGCGGACGAAGTCAATTTGTTGTTTAGTTGCCATAATTTATTGGGCGTTAGAGGGTGACGAGGGAGGGGCGTCCAGGCCTGGCGTGGGCGCGGGCGGAGTCGCCAGGGCGCTGAGGTCGCCGTCTGAAATGAGGGCCAGGCGCTTGAGCAGGACTTTGGGCACCAGGCGCGGCTCCAGGGCCGCGATGTGCTCCAGGATGCTGACGGCCTCGCGGGCCATCATGGCGGCGTACATGAACTTGTCGAACCAGGCGCTGAAGACGCCATTCACTTCGCCGTTCACCTGGTAGCCCGTGAGCTGGTGCGTGAGCACGAGCAGACCGAGGTAGATGAAAGCCTTTTTGAAGAGGCGCGAGAAGGCCCGGCTACTGATGGAGTGCGCCTGCCAGTGGTGCTGCACGCCGAATACCGTGTCGACGAGGATGAGCATACCGAGCGAGCCCAGGAAGTTCCAGTCCTTGAAGAGGTACTTTTCTACTAGGGCCAGCACCGGCGTGAGCATAGCGCCCAGCATCAAGGCCAGCCCGGTCTTACCGCTAAGCGTAGCAGCCAGGTAATTGAGAAGCAGGCGCATTAGCGAAACTTGTAAATCTTGGATTTGGTAGTATTGACCGGGGCGACCACCTGATTGGGGTCGGTATAGGTGGGCGAGGCGAAGTAGGTGGCGAAGCGCGTGGCCGAGGCCGTGCGGTCGAGGAGGTCGGTGAGGCGGGTCAGGTAGCGGTGGGCGCTAAGCAGTGACTCGTCCACTTTGTCGCGCAGTAGTGCGTCAAGGCCCGCGTCGGCTTCTTTCGAGTTCGAGTCATCGTTGCGGGCGATGGTTAGGTCGATGCCCTCGCCGGTTAGGCGCAGGCCCAGCTCAGGCACGGCGTGGCCGATGGTGAGGGCGGCCAGCGCCGGCAGCACGTAGGTATTGAGCAGCATCTGGTTTTCGCTGCTCACGTTGCGGGTGCGCACCTGCTCCCGCAACTCGAAGAGGAAGTCGGCCCCGAGCACGCGCTGCAGCTCGAACGACTCCATGCGGCGGCGCACCGGGCGTAGGGCCTCAAATACCTGGCGTGAGTTGGAGATGGCCTCCATCTCGTGGAATTCTGCCGTGCTGGTGAACAGCTCGCGGCGGTGGCGCTGGCCGGCGGTGCTGGCGGCCCAGGCCACCAATTCGGGCGAGTCGGCGCGGTGCTCTTCCAGCCACTCCACCAGCGCGTCGAGGCCCAGGTTGCCGCGCTGGAGCAAAAAGGCCTGCTGAGCGTTGGTCTGCCACTGGAAAGCCGTCTTGCTCTTGTCGTTGCTCACGATGTGCACCCCCGTTTCGTCGATGGTAGCCATGTGTATCGTGATGTTGGCGGCTACCGCTAGGCGGGCCAGCGGGGCCTGCACGGCGCGCAGCAGCTGGGCCGCCAGGCCGGAGCTGGTGGGGTCGAAGCCGGGCGCGTCGTAAGCCGCTTGCAGCCAGATATAGAGCGCCCCACCCAGCAACGGCCTGATGGTCTGGGTTTCCACAAACTCCAACTCCAACGCGAAGCTGGGCTGGATGCCCTTCATATCGAGGGCCACGTAGCTTTTCAGCTCGGCAATGGTTTTAAGCAGCGGCATCAGCGTTGGCGTTAGGGGCGGCCGAGGTCTCGTTGGACTTATCAGCCGTGTTTACTTGCGGAATGAGGAAGCGGAATTCGAGGTCGGGATCCCAGCCGTTGTAGTCGCGCACCAGGTTGAGCACTTCCAGCAGCAAGTCCCGATGAAAATTGTGCAGGGCCGAGAACACGTTGAAGGCCACGCGCTTGTCAGAGCCAGAGCCCGCGCCTATTTGCTTGCCGGGACTGATGCCGCTCAGCGTGGGGTCGACCTGCAGGGCGGTGTAGATGTGGCTGCTGGCCTCCTGCGAGTCATCGATGTAAAGGCCCGACTTGATTTTGTCGTCGATGGCCGTGACCGTGAACACCTTGATAGTGCTGCCAGGGTTGTTGGGGTCGGGCATCGTCACGGTGAGCACCGCCTTGCCAGCGCCATCGGTGCCCGCCATCGTCTTCTCGAAGGCTTCCAGCTCCTCGTCGATGATGGCTTTGCGCTCGCTTTCCTTCTTATCAGCCCAATCAGGGTACTTCCAGTCCCAATAGCGGATATCGACTTCAATCAGGTACTTGATGGTAAGCTGATTGACCAGCAGTTGGGACTTAAACTCAGGGATGGCTAGCGCCACCTGCAACCACTTCGAGTTGCGGATGACGTTCCAGGCCACGAGCTGATAGAGCGCCTGGCCCGGTGAGGGCACGCCCAGCGGTAGGATGTATTTGAAGCCGCGCTTGTCCTGGCGCAGGGTCGTGGCCACGTCGCCGTAAGGGTCGAGTACGGCCACCTTGTCGGTGTAGCCGTCGCCGGGTGCGGCGTTGGGCCAGTTGGCGCTGATGTACACCCACTCGGGCACGCTCATGCCCGGCTTGGGCACCGAATAGCGGCAGAAGGGCGTGTCCTGAATGGCGATACTGTATATCTCACTGCGGTCGCGCGTGAGTACCAGCTCGGGAAAGGCGTTGGCGTAGTAGTGCAGGCCCTGCAAGCCCTCGAAGCCGAAGCGATTGAGGTTAGAGCGGCGGAAAAAGGCCTGCACCACCGGGTCTTTTACCCGCTGAAATAGCTCCGAACCATCTGGTTTGTAGCCCGTGACCTTGCCGTAAACGATGCCCTGGCCGTAAGTGGCACGGGTTTTCCAGTCCAGCACGGGGCCGATGATGGTGCTCTTGGCGATGTCGGTGAGTACGCGCTGCGGAAAGTCGTTGCCCGGCCCCCACGGCGCCACTAGCCCGCTCAGGCCCCGCTCCACCGACGTGGTGGCGGTGGCCCCGGCCTGCTTGGCCGGTGCGGCGCTGCCAGGCGTGCCGCTTGCCGCCCCCAAGGCGTTGCCCAGGTGAAACACGGAGCCGGAGCGGTGCATATAGGCCAGGGTGCCCCGGCCGCCAAATACCATCTGTTGCATTTAGATGTAGACTTTTCGGCCTGCCACGTGCGTGAGCAGGTAGATGTGGATTTTGACCAGCGTGCCCGTGCGCGTATCGACCAGGTTGCGGGTGGCGTTGACCCAATGGTCAGGGTCTTTCGTGCCCGAGGGCACCGGCACTTCGCCGTCGGCGGCCACCGCGGCGCGGTCGGCGTCGGTTTCCTCACCGGCCGCGGGCCGGCGCAGCTCAGCCGCGGCCTGGCGGGTGCCGCGCCCAATGCGGGCGGCGGGCAGGCGGCCGAAGTCGCCGCCCGTTTTGCGGCGCTGGTCGTACTTGACCCACTGCACAGGCACCGGGGCCAGCCCGTCGAGTAGGGCTAGCGCGTCCTTTAGGCGAATGGGGGCGGGGGTAATCGGGGCGTTCATTGGTACCACGAAGTACCCGCGCTACCGAGGCCACCAAAAGGACACAAAAACGGCCCTACGGGGGGCGAAACAGGGCAAAAACCCAATCTCAGTGCAAAGTGCCCGCACGCGCTGAAAACGGCGATTTTGGGCTAAATCGAGCGTTCACAGTCTCAAAAGTCGAGCAGAAGCCCCCGGCTTGCACTGTCGCGTTTTGGCAATTGCCGGGGGCTGCCTCGGGGATATCTGTGGGGGGTTCCCCCTCTCCCCTGGGGAGGGGTTGGGGTGGGCCAACAAAAAAGCCCCGACCGGGTGGTCGGGGCTTGGCCGAGGCAGGCTTAGGCAACGCTATCTACTGTAGGCACCGAGCTGGCTCATGTCGACCTGGGCGTTGACGATGGCCGTGCCGCACGAGAGCAGGTGCAGGTCAACGTTGTCGGTGAAGTGGGTAGCGTGCTCCTGGGGGAAGTCCCGCTTGCCTTCACTCTTCTTAATCTTGACGATGCGCCCCTTGCTATCCTGCCCTACCGGGGCCAGCAGTATGGCCGTCACCACGTCCTTGCAGTTGACCTTGTTGAAGCGTGGGCGCAGCAGCTTGGGGTCTCGCTCCCCGAGTAGCTCCTGGGCCAGCAGGTAGCGCGTCTGGTGGCCCGGCATGCGGCCCAGGCCATAGCGCCGGATGCGCCAGCCCCGCGTCTGGAAGGCCCGCATGAACGTCTCGTTGAGGGTGTACTTACTATCCGGCCGCACGGCATCGCCATGCTCCTCATCGGCCAGGAACTCCACCTCACGCCGCATGTGGCAGCTGTAGTAGGTGGTGATGGCATCCACCAGGTCGTTAATAAAGGCGGGGTGCTTGACGTAAAAGCCCTTTAGGAACCGGTATTCGCGGGCGTCCAGGTGGGGCTGCCCCACGACCGACGTGGTGATGTAGCCCCCGAAGTCGACCGATATCCGCAAGGGTAGGTTGGCCCGACAGTCGCTATCGGCTAGGCTATTGGATAAGTCCTTATCTCCTAGGCGTAAGGCCCCGCCAGCGGCCGTCAGCTTCTCCAGATTGAGTCCACCGCCCTTGCCCCGACCCTTGCCCTTGCTGAACTCATCACCCAGGGCCAGGCCCAATACGAAGTCGTCGTTATCAGCTTCCACCACGTGCCGGGCTAGGTTGAGCTGGGCGTAAAAGCCGCCCTCCACGGTGGTGGGGCGACGATTCATCATTTCAATCTGGAAGGTGAAGTCCGTCATGAAGGCCCGCTGGTCGAGCAGGTATTGCAGGCCCAGGTTAGCAATGTTGTCAAAGGCGTTGGCCTCGGAGTAAAAAATGCCTTTTTGGGGCGCACTCGGGAAGTAGCGCACGGCCCGGAGCAGCGGCAGCACCTGGTCGCGCCAGATGTCCGTTTTTTCGTCGTCGGTGGGCGCATCCAGGAAGCGTACCTGGGCATCAATCAGCTCATTTTGGCGCTCTACCAGGTCAATACCCTCATTTTCATAATACTTCGACTTGTCCAGCAGCCAACGGCCCTGGTCACCCCAGGGCATTGAGCTGAAGAGGAAAACCCCGTGGTGCATGGGATTTTGGCCGAAATATTGGCCGTTGCCGCGGTTAGTGGCCGACAAGTCGGCATCGAGCTTCTGCTTATCGAAGAGCAGGGCCTCGTCACCGATAAAGCCGTCCACGTTCAGCCCGCGCGAGGCCGAGCCGCCGGCATCGAGCGAGACCAGGTGAAAGCCCGTGCCGTTCTTGAAAATAATGAAGTGGTCGTAGCTCAGTGGGCCTTCGAAGGGCCTGTCCCAATTCAGCGAGGGTGGGGGCTTGCGCCCGATGTAAAAATCACGGTTTAGGCGATACCCTAACCGCTCGAGGCCGGCCACGGTCGAGGGCAGCGTGCGCGTGAGCACCTGCTTGTAGGTCGAGCCGACGATGACCCAGCAGCTGCGGGGCATCGTCGACACGATTTGATGGATATCCCAGGCAATAATGCTCGACTTGCCCGTGCCCCGGCCCCAGACGCTGATACCCTGCTTTTTACCGCGGGCTGTGATGTAGCGTTTCTGGGGCTGATTGAACTTGAGGGCCTCCTGGCTAATCATAGCTTGCCGTCTCCTTCCTTGGCTTGAGCCATCAGCAGTTGCATTTGCTCTACGCCCACCACATCCTGGTCGACGGCCACGTGCACCAGCTCCCAGT